GTATAATATGAATATGAACTGGTTAAAAAAATGGGGCTTTGCGGCCCTAAATGAAAACTTTACATTCCTAGGATTTTTTGTAGCCTGGGTAGTACTTGAGGGCAGCGCAAAAACAGTAGTAGGTTATGTAACTATAGCCTCAGTAGCCCTATGGTTTTTAACCATTGGAATAAGAGAAAAGTCAGAAAAAGACGAATAAATGATATAATATGGGATATGAAAAAATTAATTCCCATTGCTTTATTTAGCTTAATAATGCTATCATTATCTGGATGCAGGTATGACGGTCATTATCGTTATCCATGTCAAGATCCAATGAATTGGGAATCAGCAGAGTGCAAACCACCAATCTGTACAGCTAACGGGGCTTGTCCAGAAGACTTAGTAGAGATTAAGGAGCCAAAAAATGGCTAAAGAAAGATTATCCCCACAAGACTTAGACGCAAGACTTAAATTTATTTTAGGTATAACTCTAGGATCAATTCTATTTATTACAGCAACAGGAATCATGTATGCGTTAATATTTGTTACACAGCCAGTTACTGGTCAATCAGAAAACGACAAGATGTTCTTTAACGTTCTAGGTAGCGTTGCAACATTTATTACAGGAACACTTGCTGGTTTACTAATTGGATCATCTGGAGCAAAAGATGTAATGGCAGCACAAATTGCTAATAAAGAAATTGACGCAAAAAATACACAAGCAGACAAAAAATTAGAATCAGAAATTGATGAAGCAAAAGCACGTAGATTAAACAAGCCTGATGGTGCTATGCCAGAGGAACAACCAGTAGACACAGATTGGGACAAATAATGTCTAAAGATTCCACAAAAAAAACTTTATTAAAAACATTAAGTTGGGAAACTTTTCACCTTGTAGGTGTTGCTGGAGTTATTTATCTATTTACTCGTGAGTGGGAATACGCAAGCCTTGGAGCACTGATATATATAGGTTGGGAAGCCCTTGGATATTTTATTCACGAAAGAGTATGGGCAAAATTTGGGAGTAAGGTAAAGTAATGTCAGATAAAGGAACAGCAGAGAAGCTTGTTGAAGTAGCACTTGCTGAAGTTGGATACATTGAAGGACCAAAAGATAATGAAACTAAGTATGGTAAATATACAAAAGCAGACTTTCAGCCATGGTGTGGATCATTTGTTAACTGGTGTGGAAATGAAGCAGGAGTAAAAATCCCCAATACAGTTTATACCCCAGGTGGCGCAGCCGCATTTAAAAAAGCTGGGCAATGGATTGATACAGATATTGCAGATCCAGAAGCAGGAGATATTGCATATTTTGATTTCCCATCAGATGGCGTAGACAGAATTTCTCACGTTGGTATTGTTGTAAAAGACAATGAAGACGGAACCGTTTGGTGCGTAGAAGGAAATACATCTGGAGATGCTAAGGGCAGCCAACGAAATGGTGGAGAATGCTGTAAAAAACTTCGTGCCTATAAGAAAAATAAAAAAGGAATTCTTGTATCTATTGTAGGATTTGGTCGACCTAAATTTGAAGGAACATCAAGCAATAAAACAAAAGAAAAATCTTCTAAATCCGTTGTCAAAAAATGCCCAACTTGTGGCAAATAATATATGACAAAAAGTAAAAAAAGGATTGACAAACACTCATTAACTACTGTACAATTAGACTAGTAATTAAATAAACGGAGTGTAATTGAAGTCATATTTAGAGCAATCTCAAGACCTAAAGCAGAAACACTCTGTTTGGATATCTAATAAAATAGAACCTATGGTAGAAAATCATCCAACATGGATGATACCAGGTCATGAAGACAATAAAGCAGAATATAGAAAAAATAATTATAATCTAAGATGTGACGATTTTGTTTCAGGTCAGCCAGAAGAAATCATTTTTGCAGGTTGCGAAAGAACCATTCCTATGGATATAAAAGAAGAAGACGGTTGGGCATATAAGATATTTAAAGATTTTGGAGCAGAAACTTTTGCTAACCTATCTTATCCTGGAGCTTCTGTACATAAAATAGTTCCAAATTTGTATAAGTATTTTAAAAGTATTGGTAACCCAAAAAACATTTGTTTGCTAGCCCCAGAAATGATAAGAGACTTAGGGTTTTGGCAAGAGCACGAGATATACAAGCCAAAAATATTTTATCAGTATAGGCCACAAGTAAATGAAGGGAAAGAGCACAACATAGCAAGCGTTCCCAATAATTTGCCAATGCAACTTTTGGCTATTAGGTATCTGCATACAATGAGAGCATTTGAACAGTATTGTGATCAAGTTGGAATAAATTTAGTTTGGACTTCTTGGTGTGGGGAAACTAATAAATTTTTAAATGAACATGATTTTAAATTCTTTGTAAATTCTAAAGATGATCTGTATAGCCAGCAAATTATATATGATTTTTTCTCAAATAATTTAATAAAAAAGGAGAACAAATGAGCTTAGACGCTAAAACATGGGAGCCATATAAAACAAATTACGAAAAGATAGGCCAAGACCCATCAAATATTATTATAATTGAAGACTTTTTAGAAAAATCAGATCGTGAATTAATCTTACAGTATCTAGATCAATACAAAGATGATGCAAATTTTTCTGGTGGTAAGGATATAAGATTTTCTCGTGTAAAGCAAGAAAATAGAACCATTTATGCTTTACAAAATAAGTATCAGGACAAAATATATGCAGAGATTAAAAAACATTACATGGATAAGTACGACCTAGAAGTCGCACCAGAGCCATGGAATTCATTGCACTTTGTTAAATGGAGAGTTGGAATGGCTTCAGCTTTGCACACAGATTGCTTGCACCCAAACGGAGAACCAGTAGAAAAATCTTCTTACTATAAATTAAATATTGCAGGCCTAATGTACCCTGGTGAAGACTATGAGGGAGGAAGAATTGTATTTCCTTCTTATGGAGTAGACATAAAGCCAAAGCCTGGGACACTAATACTTTTTCCAACCGTGTATCAACATGAAGTTACCAAGGTTACGTCGGGAGTAAGATACACAATGCCTATCTGGTATACATTTTCTTTTGCAGACAAAAACAATGACAATGTATTAAAAGATTTAAGTCAAGCAATTTCAAATAAATATGACTTTAATGACTCAAAGGGATTGTGGATAAATCCTGGAGATCCAGATAAACACCTGGATACCTACTGATGCAAAACAATAGAATTATAAGTAATTTTTTTTCTGAAGCTCAGATAAATAAAATTTATGATTATGTTGACTCATGCCCTATTGAAAAGATTGTTAATAACAAAAAAGTGGGCCAGCAACTGTATTATATTCCTGCTTTTGATATGAGAGAATCTGGGGATTCCGATTTATGGAACACTGTAGAAAAAAAAGCATTTGAAAATTCTGGTAAAAATTTAAAAATATTAGGAATTCAATTTTGTAGATATACCTTAGACACGGGAGTTAACCCATCTTTAAGTCCACATTATGACGTAGCGTTTGATAAAGAGGTCTTAACACTAGATGTGCAGCTTAAAAAATTTATTGTTGGGGACTGGCCAATTGTTGTTGAAAAAGAAAAGTACATCCTTCAAGACAATCAAGCACTAATTTTTTCTGGAACCCATGAAGTGCATTGGAGAGATAAAAAAACTTTTGCTAAAGGAGAATATTTAGATATGATATTTGCACACCTACACGATCCAGAGTCAGAGAATATTAAAGATTCTCATAAAACTAACATGAAAATTAAATCCAACTATTATTTAAAAATGTGGGAAATGGAAAAAGCATAATGTTATTTTTAAACGAAAAAGGAATTGATGTTTTTTTTAAAAAATTTAATTCTAGATCTAATAAAGGTTTTTGGAACAACTATACCGTAAATATTTGGAAAAAAAATATTAACGGGTGGGGCAGTAAAAAAGGAATGTACCTTAATGACTCTTGGGGTATTGTTGATAAAGTTCCTGTATCTAAAAATGGAATGTGGGTGATCAAGAAAGATTATGTCAAATATTTTAAATAGTCTTGGAATAGATAAAGAAGATTTAAACTGGTGGCACCTAGGTGCCTGCAGGGGAATGGAAACTAATTTATTTTATGAAAAATATGAGATTGATTATAATATTGCAAAAAATATTGATGAGGCATGTCTGTCCTGCCCAGTAATAAAAATGTGCTACGATTACGCAATAAAAAATAATGAGCATGGAGTTTGGGGTGGAGTTTATTTAAATTCTGGGTCTGTGGATAAAACAAAAAATACCCACAAGACTAAAGAAATTTGGAAAAGGCTTAAGGCAAAACATGTCTGATAAAAATTTCTTTAAATATGGAATAAATCAGTGGACGGGCGAACCTAACAAACCAGTCTTTTATACAGAAGAAATGAAAAAAGCAGTTCATAGCATTAAAAGGCCATCAATGCTGCTAATGGATATAGTTAAATATCCAGATTTCTTGGCATTAAGGCTATACGAAGATAATTTTTTACAATTTGATGGAATAAAAAAAGAAATAGTTATTGATTATGTATCAAAAATAAAGAAGATTATAGAGTCTTACGGGGTAAGATGCGAGTTGGAAGGCAAACAAAGTGCAAACATTATATAAAAATTTAAGCTTAGCCTGCGTAGAAAATTTCTACATAGACAAAAAAGGAGGAGAATAAAATGGAAAAAATCCTTTGTTATTCATGCAATAAAAGTAAAAACAACTTAGTGGTAAGAAAATCTACTCTTCTTCCTATTAATTTGTTTATTTGTGAGACTTGTACAGCTTCAAAATTTGAGCCTAGATGGGTTATAATTTTATCTGGTCGTCAAAATGGACTAGATTTTATTAAGGAATATATCTTAAAAAAGAAGTATATTGGAAAAGAAATTGCAGCAACAGAGGTGATAGTTTAGGTTAATTTAGATGATATAATTATGTATAGTGAATTCATTTAACATTAGCCAAATAACATTAGCTCTCCTAGCAGCATTAGTATCAGGAGTTGGAACTGCCCTAATTGCAAGTCTTAGGGACATTAAAAAAGATAAAATTAGACGGCAAGAAAGAGCAGAAGATCATTTAAAATTAGAAATAAAAGACCTTAAAATTGAGTTATACAAAATAGAAAAAGAATTAACTGAATGGAAAGATAAATATTATCAGGCCATAGAAGAATTAATTTTATTAAAGGCTGAATTAGATCAAGCATTATTTGAGCTAGAATCAATATCCCCTCACAAACTGGACACATAATTTTAAATTTAGTATAATTCTAGATATGACTGCAATCGTAGCCCTAATCCATGAAAATAAAGTCCTCCTAGGTGGGGACTCCGCAGCATCTGATGAAAAAACAGGACTAATCTTTCAAAGAGTAGACCCAAAAGTTTTTAAAGTAGGTCAATTTGGAATTGGGTTCGTAGACAGTTTCAGGATGGGTCAAATTTTACAATATAGTTGGACCCCGCCGATTTACAAGCCTAACGTTGGGTTTAAAAATTTAGATAAGTTTATGAGAACTAAGTTTGTAGAATCAATAAAAGAGTTGTTTAAAGAGCATGGCTATGGTAATCAAAATCCAGGTTCTACGGAGGATGGTGATGAAGGCGGAGTATTTATTATTGCTGTTCAAGGTGCTGGTAGAATTTTTGTAATGGATACAGATTTTCACATTGGCGAAGCTGATGTTCCTTACATGGCAGAAGGAGCGGGACAAGAAATATCTTTAGGATCATTCTATTCAACTCCAGCAATTAAGACTCCACGTAAAAGAGTAAGGCTAGCACTAGAAGCGGCTGCAAAATTTAATATGTCGGTAAGACCACCCTTTACAATAATTGAAGTTTAGAGTATAATAAACTGTATGGACATTAACGAATTGAATCCAAAAGATTATAGTAGTGCCATGGATTTACGAGGATACCCTACACATGTTTGCCCTTGTGGTTGCTTTGTTTGGAATCTTAAAGTAGTTTTTGTTGATTACGACATTGCAACTTACTTTTTGGATATGCAATGTTCAGCTTGTGGAAGTCTGGCAACTGCTCCCACCCCTATAGATAAGGATAAGATTTAATGAGAAAAAGCGAAAGAATCCGATTGCTAGAACTTCAATTAATCAAAATTGAGTTTGAGATAGATCTTTTAAACAACATGCTAATAACTTTATTAGAGGCAAACAACCTATCACAACCAGAACTAGACGCTGGAAAGTGGTACAAGAGGAGATTAGACAAAAACTCTTGACAGGATTTTAGTATTTTAGTACAATATAGAAATGAATAAAAAAATAATAAGAGCGCTAGTCGCTGTAACTCTCTCTGCCTCCACCTTAATTCAGGTGGCACCTACGGCACAGGCAAACACTGTGCCCGCAATAGCAATTCTAGATACTGCCTTAAATAGTTCTTTGCCAATTTTTAAGGACAAGGTTGTTCATGAAGTATGTATCATGGAATGGAATAGTTGTCCAAACGGAAAATCATTTATGGAAGGACCTGGCTCAGCACAGCTTCCAGTAGACATTATGTCTGCAGGTGGATTTGATCATGGAACTCAAATGTCCTCTGTTGCAGTAACTATAAATCCAAACATTAAGATAGTTTTTATTAGGATTATTGGTAATGTGCCTGGAACATCTCAAAGACAAGATGCTGGTTTCAATACTGTGTCCAAAGCTCTTGAATGGGTTAATTTAAACGCTGAAAAGTTTAACATTAAAAGCGTTGCCATGGCTCAAGCAAATTATTCTTTGGTAGAAAATCCTCAAATAAATTACTGCCCGTCAGATAATTCAGTAACACCTTCAATAAAAAACCTGCTTCTAAAACAAGTACCAGTATTTTTTGCAGCAGGAAATAATAGAGACTATAAAAGAATTGCTTGGCCGTCATGTATTGCAGAGTCTGTTTCTGTTTCCATGTCAGACCAATATGGAGAACTAAGTAATTTTTCTAACTACGATGCCAATCTATTAGATTTTTACGCTTTAGGAGCAATGCCGATTACAAATCCAAACGGATCAATAAAAAATGGCTCAGGATCCTCTATTTCAGCAATTGTTGCTGGAACAGTTTGGGCTGGCGCTGTTTTAAATAACCCTAAGTCTAATTACAATGAAATTATGCAATCTATTGTGTGTAATTCTAAGTTTACTAAAGGCGCAAGAGGTCAGCAAGGTAACGTTATGCCAACAAGCCCGATTCGTGTTGGAACCTGCCAAGGAACGGGTGTCAGCTCACAAGTTGCAGCACCAGTAGTTGCAGCGGGACCAACAAAGCAACAGCTAATAGATTCAATAAACAAATCATTTAATGATGAAATTGTTAGGATAGAAAAAGAACATCAACTTGCTTTACTTAATCTAAATGAATCTAAGGCTAAATTAATTTTAGACACCAAAGCAAAATATACAAAGATGGTGTCTGACCTTGGATAAGATTACCGTATTAGAGGAAATTATCAAAGAAATTGGTGAGGAGTTGTACCAGAAATGGTACAACGCCCTTGCTATTGAAGATAGAACAGAAGAGGCCTCTAAAGCAATGGCACAAAATTCTGGAGAAACCGCATTTTGGGTAATTCAAACATTCATGTCAAAGTTTAACGAAGCAGCGGAAGAGCTTAAGGACAAGTAGTGCCTTTTATTCCTGGGCCATCTAACATTAAGGGAGTTCAACACTACCATATACCACCAGAACAAATTGAGTCAGCCGTATTAATAGATCAATCTCAGCTTAATAAATCAAAGCTTTTTTCAAATAGAGAAACATATATTAAAACTTTGCCACAAGGTTTGGATTATATGGAAATTGGTGTTGCCTGGGGTTATTATTCAAAAATAATTGCAGAAACTTTAAGCCCTTCTTCTATATACTTACTAGACACATATGATCAAGATCAGCTTTGTTGGTCTGAAAGAAAGTTTGGTAGCTGCAAGTGCCACCCTAGACACATTCAAAACTATGATAAAAATGGACATAAAGATTTTATAGAAAAAGAATTTTCAAAATATAAAAATGTTCATGTGATTATTGGAGATGCCACAAGAACATCTGGGTTAATAGATAAAAAGTTTGATTATATATATATTGATATAGTCAATGATAGAAAAAAAATTCAAGAACTTTTGGAAATTGTTAAAAATATTGTTAAGCCAGGTGGAGTAATAGGATTAAATGATTATTTGATATATGATGGAATTATTGAAGACTCTAAGTACGGAACCTATCAGTCGGTAAATGAGTTTTTATTCTTAAACAAAGAATGGTCGGTAGACGGAATTGCTTTGCACCCATTGGGATTTTATGACATATACATAAAGAAAGAAGATTGTTGATGATTAACAGGTTGAATAAAAAAATACAAGATTATTATTTCTTAAAAAATCACAAAGAAAAGCTTAGTGCTCCAATTTTAAATTCATTATTTAGAAATGAGTTTGATCAAACTTGGTCGTCAAATGATCCATACAAAAAAATGAATCCTGGAAGCAGGGAATTTAAAGTATCTCCCATTGAAGAGGGTGTTCTTTTTGCTAAAGGTTTTAAAGACGACGGATCTGTTAATTATAAATATAATGATGACTGGTTTAGGTCAGATAATTTTAATAAAGATAAAAACTCTAAATTTCATTTATTGTTTAGCGGAGATTCTGAAACTGAAGGCATAGGGGGAAACATAGAAGACTCCTGGGCTAAAATTATGCATACAAGTTTGTCTAAAAAATATGATGTTGGAAATTTTTATAACCTTGGTCGTGCTGGATCTGGTTGGCATCAATGCATTTTGAATTTTTTTATTTATGAAAAAAAATATGGCACCCCTACACATTTTTTTGTTTTGTTGCCAAACATAGGAAGAAGATTTTTATGGTCAGAAAACAATTACTCTGGATGGGAATACTTTCAAAGATACGTTAATAACGAAAACTATTTTAAAGCTATCTCTGAGGGTCAACTAATGTCCATTTCTATGGATGAACAAAAAAATGACTTAATTGATTTTATGATTTCTTGGAAAATTTTTGAAGAGTATTGTGATTCAAAAAACATTAAGCTTTTAGTTTCAAGCTGGGACTTGATGGAACTTGAGAATATATGCCTTATGGGTCAAAACAAATCAGTTTTTAAAATGAATAAATTAGATGCAGAAAACTTTTTTATAAAAAATAAAGAAACTTTATCTTTGCAAAAAAGAGATAAGCATAAAGGAAGATCTTTTCATGAATGGTGGGCTCATGAATTTGAAAAAGAAGCAGAAAAAAGGTGGGGTCAGTGGTGAATATTTTTAAAATAATTAAACTGTGGCTAATTAAAAGAAAAATAAAAAAAGCTCTTAACAAAAAAGAAAGGTTTATATACTAATGGGTAATAAATTTAAAAACGCTTCTGACTGGTATGAGTACGGTCTTGAAAAAAACTGGGTGACTAAGATATTTTGTGATACCCATGAAGGTCCACCACTTACGGATGCTGAAATGATTGACTGGGATGAAGGTAACGATCCCTGCAGCTTTCATGTTAAATTCATAGATGAATAAAAGCGACATTTGGTTGACTTAAACGTTTATAAGTATAGGGTATAATATATATGTCCAACAATAGGATTCCGTCTTCAGATAGATGACGGAGTAGAGGAGAAATAAAATAAATGAAATCATTTAAAAAAATAGCTTTAGTTATGGCTGCAGCCGTAGCAAGCACTTTTTTAGTTGCAGTACCGCAAGCACAGGCAGCAGTTACAAACGGATACGTTCTATCCGACACTCTTGCCAATGGCGCTTATGGCGTTACTGTACTAACAGACACAACAAAAGCAGAGGCTGGAGTTAATGCAGTTATTGCGCTAACGACATCAGATACTTTGGCTGCCACGGCAGACGATAACTTATCTTTAGAAATCTCAGGTCCTGCAACATTTACAAACTTTACTGCAGCAGGTTCAAACCCTACTGGAGCATCTCTTACCAATTTAGGTAAGCTGTTTACTTTCACAGCAACAACATCAACAGCAGTTACTCTGCCAACAAATGTTAAGTTGACTGTTAACGGTGCAGGTACAGTAACTGTAACACAAAAGAAAAAGGTTGGAGCAACTGTTTCTACTATTGATATTAAAACTATCTATGCTTCAGCTGTTGCAAAGACAAATATCTTGTCTGTGGCAAACAGCTTTGGCCGTGTTCAAGATACATCAACACAGGGCACACTTGCTTCTAGCACAGACGTTGTTGGATCAACAACTGTTGTTAACGGTGGAACAGCATATGTAAACGTTCTTGCAAAAGACGCATATGACGCTACACTTACAACAAACGGTGTTATTCAAGCAACCGCTACAAACGGAGCAGTAGTAGCATGGGATGCAGCACCAAGCACACAAGTTAATGCAGCAGCAAAAACTGGTGTAGGCGGAGTACTTTATGTAACACAAGGTACTGCTAATGCTGGCAAGCCAGTAGCAACTACAATTACCGTTTCATTTAACGGATTAGCATTAACAACTAAATCAATTAACTTTACTGGAGACGCTGCATCTATTGTAGTTTCAGGTGAAGACATTGCACAGGCTGGTGGAGCACGTACAGGAACCTATGACTTCGTAGTCAAGGATTCTGCTGGTAATCAACTAGCATCAATTACCCCAACTGCTGATACTACAAAGTATAACGCACAGGTAACTGCCGTTTCTGTTGCTGGAGCATCATCTGCTACAGTAGTACAAACTGGTGGATGGACATGTGCTGCTACATCAGGATCAACTAAGGTACGCCTAAAGCATACCCTTGCAGATCTTTCAGTCATCTACTCAAATGAGTTTGATGCACGTTGTGGTCAAGCAGTAAATAAGTACACAGCAAAGTTTGACAAGGATTCATACCTTCCAGGCGAAATTGCAAAATTAACTGTATCCGCAACTGATATTTCAGGTTCTAAGGTACACGATGCAGCAACACTTGGAACAGGAGTAGCAATTTCTGCTGGTGGACTAACACTAGTTGGAACAGCAGCTTCAACAGATGTATTTACAAACGGATCAAAGACTTATCAGTTCACCGTTGGTAATAATGCTGGAGCATACAATGCGGTAGTTGATCTACCTGCATACGTAGCAACAGATTCTGCTAAGGTAGTTTCTTACAAGGTTGCCTTAAACACAACAGAGGTATCAAACAATGAGGTTCTAAAAGCTATCGTAGCCCTTATTGCACAAATTAATAAACAAATTCAGGTTTTACAAAAGCTAATATTAGCTCGTAAATAATATTCTGAATATAAAGAATGGGGCAAGGCCTAGGCCTTGCCCCATTAACTATTAAATGGTAGAATTGGGTAATATGGAAAATAAATTTTTATACGAAACCGTTGAGTCTAAATTAATTAAAGATTTTTTAGATGATGATACTAGAAAAAAATTAATAAAATGGATTGATTCAAAATGGGAAAGTCTATATTATGACAAAAAAAATACAGATGATAAATATCGTAAACACTTAGAAGATCAAAGACTTCGTCAAAAATCTAACGACTATACGGAAAAACAGTATCCCAACGATCACATGCAAGTAATAAAAATAGATACCCCAGCTGGAAAGACTTTTTTAAACTTAGGTCCTACTGCTTTTCCAAAAGAATTTTGGGAAAAAGCAGAATTAGAAGCAAAAAAAATTAATCCAAACTGTGAATTTGAGTATATTTCTATGGTTAAATACTCTAATGAATTTGGTGAACCAACTCTCAGGCCACATTTTGATCATCCAACTAAGGTTTGTTTTATTTTAGACTATCAATTGGACGGAAATGTAAAGTGGCCTATAGTGGTAAAACTAGAAGAATTTATTTTAGAAAACAATGAATGTTTAGTTTTTGATAACAATATGGCAATACATTGGAGAACACCTCAAAAATTTAAAGAAGGTGAGTATTTAACTATGCTTTTTTATAGTTTTAAGGATGAAAATAAAGTACCTCCTACTTTAGATGGTCAGGCTGAAGAGATCAATATGTATTTTAAAGAGTATATAGATAAGTATAATGAAGTTTTTGGAGATTCTGGTACGCAGTCAAAAGTTAGCTTTCAGACTTCAAGGCTTGCAGACCTATTTAGATGGGCACAAGAAAGAGATAAGCCAAAAAACAATGAGCTGTAGCACAAAAGACTGTCAAAATAATGCTTCTAGAATAACAAAAGACGGATATGTTTGCGAATCTTGCTATATAAAATCTTACAAATCTTAATCAACTAAATGCTATAATAAGGTGATAGATGGACCTATATCCCCATCTAAATACAAACTATAGGAGAAAAAAAATGTCAGACGGAAAAGATTTAAAAGGGTTTAACGATGTTAAGCCAGTAACAACCACATCATGGAGTGGTGAGCAGTATGCCGCAGATCCTGCATCAGCTTTCCCATCAACAGATAAGTCAACACAAGACGGATCTGGCGTTGGAAACAACGGTAAGTAATCGTGTCAGATAACTTAAATATAAGCGAGCCAACAGCAGAGCAGCTAGCAGCCGCTAACGCAGCCTTGGCAGCCGCTAACGCAGCCTTGGCAGCTGGACCACAGTCACCAGCACCAGTTGTTGAAGCACCAGCACCAGTTGTTGAAGCATCAGCACCAGTTGTTGAAGCACCAGCACCAGCACCAGTTGTTGAAGCACCAGCACCAACACAATCAGCAGTGCCAGTAGTAGACGAAAAAGTAGATTTCTGGGCAAACTCTTGGTTTAGTAGGAACAAATAATGTGTATTGAATGCGGATGCGAATCAGTTGGAAGCGAAACAGGAATTGTTTCTGCTCCAATTATAGATGTTTCAAAAGATGGTGAATCAGGTCTAACATTAGACATGACTTCAACACCAGAGCAGACAAGGCAATTTATTAATGGCAAATAAAGAACAAAAAGGCAACGTTAATAAGAAAAAAGAGCCAAAGATGACTCTTAAAGAAAAGCGTGCTGTAAAACAAAAAAAGAAAAATTCTAAATGAACAGTTTTTATTTTTGGCATTCATTAGTCATTGGGCTATTAATGATTTCTTCATTTTTTTGGGGAAAATCTTATTCCAGGAATAAAGTAAATAAAAATGTCTAACACAGAAAATGTTCCAGCGAGTGAATCTAACAATTCAGCCGTAACTTCTAGCAACGTTGCAAGAAAAAATCCTACACAAGGAAGACCTAAGCCTAATTATTCTAAAACATCTCTCAGGGTTGATAGAAACAGGCATGGAATAAGAAGAGAAACAATTCTAGGGTTAAGCAAGCCTACAAAACGACCTAAAAAAGTTTAACTTAAGGAGCATTGTTTTGAACTCAGATGAAGCTTTATCTCTGAATCCAATGGTGGCCATTCCAGCTGCACAAATGAATGAATTTTATAAAGATGGATTCTCTAAAGAAAGAATTTTTCATGGCAATGGTTCTGGCTTTGGAGGTTCATTTACTTGCACTAACGACATTTCAGAATACACCACATCAGATTTTTTTACACAAGTAGGAAAACAATTCAAAGTAATGCTTAGGCTATCTAGCACCTCTTCGCAACATGGAACTTCTGAAACCTATAGAGACACCAGAGGGTATTCGATTAGAATTGAGTCAGAGCAAGATGGAATTTTTGATATTGTTGGCTTAAATGTTCCTATTCAGTATGTGGTTGATAGGAAAGAAATTAAAAGATTTCATAGCTCTCAGCAAGTTAACTATGCTTCTGGTATGTTTGAAAACAATGAAAGATGGAATTGGTTTGGACAAAATCCCGCATCAACTCATAACGTATTGATGACTTGGGGAGACCGTGGTATTCCTAAAACATGGAGAAACATGAATGGATATGGGGTTAACACTTTTTCTTTTATTAATTCAGAAAAAGAAAGGTATTGGGTTAAATTTCATTTTAAAACAATGCAAGGAAATGAATACATGTCAGACGAGGAAGCCCAGAGATTATCTTTAAACTACCCTCATTATTACACTAGAGATTTTTATGAATCTATTAGAAATAATAATTTTCCAAAATGGAAAATGTATGCACAAGTAATTCCAACTAACAACGATGAATTATTTGATTTCAATATATTTAGAATGAATAATATTTGGCCACACAGCGAATTCCCATTAATAGAATTAGGAGTTGTGGAAATAAACAATTGTGATTATCATCAATGGTTAGAAATTGAAAAAATGGCATGGTCTCCTTCTAACGTTACCCAAGGAATAGGTCTTTCCCCAGACGGTGGACTTCTGGATAGAATTACAACCTATCCCTTAGTTCAAAAAAGTAGACTTAACGGTTTAGACATAAATCCAATATCAAAGCATGTTGCTAAAGAGCTAACTACTTTTGTGAACGGAAAATTATGGTACAAATACGAAGAAGAAAAGACTAATAATAGTATATATAGATTTGCAAAAAGCTTTTATAGTATGATTGATAATGAGGCTAAAGATAGGTTGTCAAAAAACTTAAACGTAGCTTTGTCTAGGGTGAGTCCAAGACTTGTGGAGCCATTGCTGC